CGACCAATGAACTTAGTAAACTTAAGTTCGTCACGGAGAACTTCTGTTGTCTTACCTAGATTAAATCCTTTGTTATCGTCTGTAAGACGAGAAGGAGGTAAGTTCAAACTGTTGTATAATTTCTTTTTGAAATACTCAACATCCTTTAACTCACCTAAGTTTTGACCACCTGGTAAAGTTGTGATTTCAGTTCCTCTACCACCTTCTCTACGAGGTAACCAGAAGTCCTCAAGCATACTCATATGCTTTTTGTCATCACGCATCTCACCAGTCTGTGCATCATAGACTAGTTTATTTCTATAACGACTCATAACGTCGCGGAGATATTGTTCTGCCTTTACCTTAGGTAGATTACCAACATCAATGTAAAAGATTCTTCTTTCTGGTGCTCTTGATAGTCTGTAGATAACTAGACTATCTTCGATCATTCTTAATTGATTCAATGCCTTGATTGCCTTATGAAGGTAACCAAGAGTCATTCTTTTGTTTAAATCTTGTAATCCTGAGGAAACAAATGTAACAGAATCAACTGCCATTTTAACACCCTGTGACAATGACATGTCACCAACAGGTCCTAAAACACCACCTTTATAAAAACCTTTTGGATTGTATAGGTAATAATCAACAAACGTTCCATACTCATACTCAAGTGCTGTGCCTTTAATTGCTGCACGTGCTAGAGAATCTTTTGGAGTATTGTCGATTTTCTGTCTGACCTTCTTGATCTTCATCGGATCAACGTAACGAAGTTCAGTAATTCCTTTCTTTGGATTTTCTAGGTCAATGACCTTATGATAAAATAACCTTCCATCAATGTACCAAGTTCTAACAATCTCATGTGCGCGATTGTCGAAATTTAAAAGACGTTTGAGATAATCAAACTCTTTACGGACTTTGGTTTTTACACCAGCACCCACGTCAAGATTGTCCAGATTAATTTCTACTGGGGAATCATATGCGTCACTAACGATAAACTCGTTAACAACTTCATCGACTGCGCTATCCACCTCAGGGTGAATTGCCATGTCGCGGTAGCGACGAATCATCTCAAACTCATTACGAGCTTGATTATCCGTATCGACATACGTTCCATAGTACCCACCTGCAGCTACTGCAATGGGTTCATCAGCAGAAGGAGGGACAGGGGATTGTCCCCTCTGCCCCTCCTTTCGATTAATCTGGAAGCCAAATAGTTGACTCATGATTTAAAAGTATAGTTGGACCTTCAACTATTTATCAACCCACTTCTTTGTTACTTGAGACTCTACCTGATACTACAGATCCAGCTGGACTAGATGAAACTCCGTTACCAGCTCTGAAGTAGGAATACTGCCACTCAACAGTGAACTCTTCAACCTGATCATTACTATCATAAGCAAGATCGATTTGAGAGACGTTAGTTGGGAAGCAATGAACCAATTCATAGGTTCTGAGTGCAACACCGCTTACACTAGAATCTTTCTCTAATTGAGTAACAAATAGAGATGCCATGTAACCGTTAGCATCAGTTGAATTAGGTTTGAATAGTGGTGCAGTGTTACCTTCATGAGTGTTGATCTGGTTTGCCCAGAACTCAAAGAAGGAACGTAGTTTGAAGTCCTTATCATTGAAGAATGTTGCAGACCAAGTATCGAAGGTTCTGTCACCTGCGATCTTGACTGTTCTTCCTCTAAAAGGAACTTCGATAACACCTAAGTTAGAACCAGGAAGTGCTGCAGACTTACACATGAGAGTTGATAGTTCAACCTCACTTAATCCTGCTGCATCAGCGGCTAGTTCTTTAAGTGCAGCGGGGAAGTTGATATCCACGCTGAACATATTGGGCTTTACACCTTGCCCAATATTCTGGAGAAATGTACTTACGTTTGAAGTTGCCATTGTTGTTTACCTCGTTTTAATTTAATCTATTATTATCGAATAATCATCTACCGACGACTTCCTCAAAGGAAATGCCAGTTCTTGTAGCAGTTACTGTAACTGTTACGAAGTTAATAGAACGGGTTGGCTTGAGGTAGAGTTCAGCAACAAATTCATTCCTGTCGATAACTTCAGGAGTATTGTTTGACTCATCGCAAACAACTAGGAAGTCAGTAACTCCTCTACGTGCCTGTACCTCAGAAAGGTAAGAAGAAATAGAAGCATTGAATCCTGCACGAGTGACAGTATCATTTTGTTCAAATAGAACTGCTTCAGCAAGATCTCTTGCTCTCTTCTCAACATTAAGGAACAAACGACGAACGTTGATTCTATCAAATGCGGAAGGTGATGCTAGACCAGTTTTGTCTCCAAAGAGAACAGGACCAGCGCCTGGGAAGGAAACGATTGGGTTAACTCTGTTAGTGTAAAGATCATCTCTCTGTGCCTTGTTAGGATTGAAAGCGAGTTTTACAACATTCTGAAGACCACCACGGTTGGTGCCTGCAGGTGAGAACCAATCATCTAAGAGTGCGGAAGTGGATACACAGAGTCCAGCAACATCGCCGTTGCAACCAACGTAACGATACTTGTCATTGAATCTGTCGTATGTGTACTTAACACCACTGTCTAGAACAACAAAGGAACTAGAAGAGATATTCTCAAAGAACCCAAGAGTATTGTTAAGTTGTTGAGTAGAAGTAAGTGCAGAACCACCAGATGTTGCAATCTGAGTTCCACTCCAAGGTGAGATGAATGCAATACAATCTTTTCTGCTATTAGCAACAGCAGCAACTGCTTGTGCCTTAGCGATTGTATCAGTTTCGTTAGCACCGTCTCCACCCATTAGAACAAAGTCAATACGGGTTTCTTCAGTGTCTAGGAATTCATCGTATGCTGACTGAATTTCTCCAGAGGTATATGCATAGTCATCAACTCCACCAGATAGAACACCACCAGCAGTAGGTAGGATTCTAGAAAGAACTAGAGGACTAGCAGCAGTAGCACCATAACTACCAGAAGCAGCACCAGGATCTTCACCAGCGGTAGTAACATCAGCTGCTTGTAAAGGAACACCAGCATAGATGTAACGTGAATACTCATTAATATAATCTTTCCAATAAGTAGATCCACCCTCAGGTGATTTACCATCAGTTAATTTAGAGAGATATGTCATTCTCTCAACGATATTATTAGTTGACTCATCAACTACAACTACGTGAACTTCATCGTTGGATAACCAACGCTCAGCAGCAAATGCAGAAGTACCAGGACGTGGTGCAATTGCTTTGTAAGTTAAACCAGTAGAACCGATTGTTTTTGCGTTCCAGTTAGAAGCAGTGTATGCAGTAACAGTTTCACCAGTTGCTGCAGCGGGAACTGCTGTTCCTTGAACGATTGTAAAAGTATTAGCATCGATAACCTCATACACTTCATGACCAACAGTGTTGTCATCAGTGTAAGTACCACCAACTGCTAAACTGTGACCAGTTTTAGTAACAGTGAAATCTGGTCCTTTGTCAACAATAACAACTCTTAGGTTGTTACCATCAGTACCAGCAGAACGTGCAATAAACTTCTCACTTGACACACCTGCGTCAAATGCGTCTTTGTCTGCAACTAGAACTGGGTTCGCAGTTGCTGCGTTGACGACTCCAGTTGCAGCACGAACAACCGCTAGTTGTCCACCGTAACGGAGGAATTCGGATGCTACCAACCAATCGCCAGCGTTAGCCTCGGATGGTGATCCAAACGTGTCGATCAGTTCTCTTTCAGAACCGATGTTTGTAATTTTGCCTACGGGTCCTTTGCGGAATGAAGAAGCGAAAGCAGCACGAATTGCTTGTGCTCCTACAACTACCGCATTGGATAAATCACTTTCTCTAATAACAACACCAGGCGAGACTTGACTTGCCATGTTTTTACCTCTAGATATCAAATTTATCTAAAAGTATTTAGATTTTTCAATGTTTCAGGGGTGGTGAACAATGCATGAACTACCAGTCTGGATAACCCCAATCAGTAAATGGATCTCTTCTTTTCCTAGATTCCATAACCCTTTTAACAGTACAGTCCTTACATTCATAAGCATATGCTGATGGGTGACCTTTCTTAGTCTTCCTAGTCAGATAGAATTCTGAAATTAAATCTTTACTTTCCCCACAAGACCTACATTTTCTTTCTTTAAAGAGAAGGTGTTCTAGGGAAAACTGTTCCCCAATATCCATTAGTAGTTCCACATATAGCCAACTTCTTCTTGCTTGTCTCCGTAGGCCCACAGATCACCGTCTGCATCAAGGAAGGTATCGTCACCCATACCATCGTCGATAAAACCAAAAGGAGCCATATCTTGTTCAATTTGATTTCTTTGTTCATCATAGATCCTCCTTCTAATGTCTTGGTCAGTCATTTCTTTAAAGTATTCTTGCATGACCAACCATGCAAATAATACCATACACATAACGAGGTCATCATGATATCCCTCGTCTGCTTCCCACGCTTGTTTCTTCTGCACAAACGTAGTAAGTTCTTGGAAGATATTAAAGTCATTGAATAATAATTTATCTTCTTCAATGATTGCTTTTAAATTAGCACAACCGATCTTCTTAACGGTCACACTCATCTTAACACCTAACTGTGTTTTTGTTCCTGAGAATCCTTGACCCACGACCTGACCTGCTCGCCCACGCATAGCACACATAAGAACGTTAGGATATTCCAGATCGTAATTAAGAGTAGCAGCGATACTATCTCCAATGTCATTCACCTCAACTAAAATATACGGGTTGTTGTATTCCTTCGCTACTTGGAAGATGACCGAGGGAAACAGTACAGGTTTAATCTCATTATTTCTGTACTTCCCAACGATTTTATACGGGACAGTGGTGATATCAAACACGATGAAAGCAGAATAGTCCCCACCAATTCCTCTGGCAACATCAACAGTAATGATATATTCGTGATCCTTTTCAACTCTCTCATATATGTCAAGTCCTGCATTGCTCTTAATGGGGTCAGTGAAAGGTATGGTTTGTAGTTTTGCTGGACTAATCAAAGTATCAGCAGATCCAAGGAAGTCACATTCAAACTCCTGTGCAAACTGTCTTGGAGAAGTGTTCTTAATAGTCTCTTCTTTCCACTTGGCATCTCTACCAGGTACTTGAGACCAATGTACTTCGTTTGTAATATACTCATTCTTATTCCTTCTAGCATCTTCCCACATCTTATAGAAGTGGTTCATACCATTAGGGGTAGAGATAATAATTACTTTCGTTGACTTACCAGAAGTAATAGTAGGATAAACAGATGCAAAGAATTGCTCTGCAACATGGTTTGGAACGAACGCAAATTCATCGAGGAAGAGGATATTGAATGACATGCCTCGGACAGCACTTGCAGACGTAGAAGCAGCCAGTATCTTTGATCCATTTTCAAGTTCGACATTACCTTTGTTCCATACTAGAATACCATGTTGCATCCATTTTGGCAAGTTC